TTAAAGCAATATTAAAAACATTAGTAATAGTATCAGGGTCTGCAGCATTAATATCCGCTAGGATATCGTCATACATAACCTTGGTACTTAAAGCAGCAGTATCTAGGTAAGCAGTAAAGTTACCTGAAACGGCTCTTGTGCCAGTTTGGTGGCCAATTGGAACATTAATTCTACCTAAAGATTCTGGCGTCACATATGAGATACCATTATCAATAGTTACATTACCACCAGTGAGTGCAAAGGTGTATGTTTTAGAGCTGCCTGAAATACTAGATGTTAGTGTAACAGTGCTTAGTCTATTTAGAATAAAGTCCGCGGTTGCTGGGGCAAGTGCGTATCCGTCTGTAGCGTGATCCGATGTTTCAGGTGTAGCTGATTGAGCTACAGCATCAATTGCTTCTGCATAGCCTGACCATGTAATCTGTGCAATACCATCAACATCAAAATCCATTGATGCTGAATTTACACACATATTTTTTAGTCTATAATTAGTACTAGAATCAGAGAAAACAAACCAACCAGTTAATTTTAATAACTGATTTTTATTTGATTCTTCTAAATCAACAGTACATTCCGTAGCAGTAGATGTAATACCACCAGTACCTACATTGTCCGTTTTAACACCAGATACTAACGCGTTCCATAGTATTTTTTCAGTCATACCATGAAGGTCAGTACTTAGGTCGTCAATTCTAGGACGCATATAAGTAGTGAAACTCCAATCTACGGGCTCAATTGATGTATTAAAAATCGCTTGACCACGTTTTGGAGATGCACCTGCTTCGTTCAACGTTACGTTTTGCGTACCCGTTGCTTGTGAGAATGAGAATCCGTCTAAAACAGGAATCTCAAACGTATTCGCCTCACTAGGCTCCCTTCCAGCACCGTCCCATGCGGTGGCTGTAGAAGCTTGGTAAGATAGAATAACTGTTGCATTTCTGCTTAATGAAAGTGCCATAAAGGTCTCCTTCTTCTCTTCTTGCCATTGTAATAATTTTGACTATTGTCTGTTATTACGTTAGGCTACTTGATACCTGACTTCGCAGGTTATTTCACCAACCCCATACGGTGCCAATAAGCCTTCATCCGTAGCGATTGATAAAACTGTTAGTTGTTCAGTTGTTTTGCCAGTATCATATGTTAAGGTCTGGTCTCTATCCAACTGATTTTCAATTTCGTATAGAACTTTTTCAAGTTCATCTAATGGCTCTTCGCCATGTACATAGGCTCTAATATTAATGCCTAAATGCCCCCACTTAAATCCCCCAGGGTGGTATTCTCTTACTTCATTGCCAGGAACTACACTAACAAAAGGGAAGTCGTTCACTTCATCCCAAAATATAAGTTTGTTAGTTACATTTTCAGCTAAGTCTACCGAATAATTAGTAGTAGTACTACCTATACTACCACCATCTATCTTTTTTAATTCTGTAATAATAGCATTAGTAATTGCTGAACGGGCTTTTGCTGCCATTATACTCTCCTTACTCTAATTCCTAATTTATGGCTTAAGGTTTCTCTCGCGATTTCTCGTATAGAAGCCGCAATTAATTTTCGTGGGTCTCTTCTAAGTGACCCTTGTGCAAATCCTCTCTCAAAAGTTTGGTACGGTGCTTTCATATAAGTATAGTATGCCGTTAAAGCGCCTTGTCTAGATTGAGTAACTTTTTCTACAGCAACGGATTCTGCAAATCTTCCTGTCCTATACACCAACGCCCCTCCTTTGCCCATATTATCCGCCACTTGCTGTTTAATCTGTGCGTTAAGTAAATTTTCTATATTTAATGTGGAAGTAAATTGCCCTCCTGAAGTTCGTAAAGTTCTAGAAGGAGGTACGGGCGTTTTACCTACTTTTTCTTTTTTTCTATTTTTATAAGTAGTTGAAACAGAAGTAGTTTTTCTTAAGGATTTTTTACCTTTTTCTAAAATGGCAGCAGTCAAAGCTTGGTCTACCCATTTCATAGTAGAAGGACTTGAATCGTATTCTAAAGCTATGTCTTCTAATAACTTTATTACACGGCCATTCTTCCCTAAATCTTTCTGCTCCTCAACTGATTTTCTAGTATTATCATCAATATCTCCAAGTTTTATATGAGCTGTAAAAGTTCCTTTAAACTGACCATCTATATCGTAAAATTTTCTAGCATCTAAATTTAGTTTAAATCCTTTTAAAGTATTAACGGTACGTAGTCGCCCAAGAATTTTATTCTTACCACCACGAGTCATATCAGGATGATTAAACCCAGAAAATATGGCTCCTAGTACAGGATAAGCAGCCTTGGAGTAAGCATGCCCTTCCCCGTGCTCCATAACTAAAGCCCTACTTAGACGTCTGCCAGTTCGATAAGTACCTCCCTTCTTACTTTTTCCGCCTCTAGGTACATTACTATTTCTTGTGTTTCCAATTATATTTTTAAATCTAGTTTGAAAACGTGAAGACATAGCAGTCTTCCAACGATTAAATAATTTGTACCTATTTACTTCTGTAGACTTACTTCCAGCAGTAGTAAAAATAGTTTTACCAAATCTATTAGCCTTTATAAGAAATTTACCTGCACTAACTTGTTTCATCATATCATCTACGATAAAATCGTACATGTCATCTAAAACTGAATCTCCTTCAGGTATGTTGTATTCTTTAGATAAAACTCCTTTTATTGTAGCTTCATGAAATTCTAATTCTTGTTCTTGCTTATCTAATTCACTAGCAACACTATCTATGATAGTTTGCTTCATTTTTCTAATGGCTTTGCTTAACGCTGGATTGCTCATTAGCTAATGTGCCTATAATGCTCCAAGATACGTTTTATGTGTGGAGGGAATTCCGAGTGGAGGGTCTGAGTCTTTGTTACATTCTTTATCTCAGAACCTGGCATTGATTTAGCTGGAGTCGCTTCTTTCTTTAAGTAATATGTTATTAAATCATATACTGCTAACCTTAAATCTCCTGGAACAGAAGAGTATCCACCTTTATACACCAGCTTAACTGATTTAGTACCTGAAGGAAAAGCTACTCTAGTACGAGTAATCTCTTGACCATCAGCATCTAACTCATAATCCCTGTCCGCAGTCCAGTATTCACCAGCTGCTTCACAAGTTGCTTGAGTAGTATAAGAAGTATTGCTACATTCACCAGTCCATCTTTCGGCAGTGAAAGTCCAATTGTCTCCTGTTGTATGAGTGTTAGTCGTAGCAAAGGTTATTGCAACGTCTCCCTCTAAAATTTGACTAGAGCCTGTTATTCCAACGCTAGTTGCCTTCCAATTTGAACCACCATCCCTTGACCATTTAAACGTGTCTGGAGTTCCTTGACTATCAATTTGTACTTTATAACTACGCCCTACTTCACCTGACGACGTATTTGCGTTGTAACCAGTGATTGTTAGGTCGTTTTGTCCCGAACCCGTAAAGGTATCGTTATTAATACAAGCTGCTTCAGTAGTCTTGCTTGAAAGGGTACATTGAGGAGTACCAGAACTCAATAGATAGTAATTGTTACTATCTGCGAGGTTTAATTCGACGGTTTGTTTATCCGTCTTTGAGCTATCACGCTCATATAATTGTATAACTTCCGCAATAGGAAGTTCTAACGGAAATATAGAAGTTTCGCCTTTGACTATATCAAAGTACTCCGTCTTTTCCGTACTATAGTAGTCGATAAAAGTACGACCACAATAGGTTTTTATAAGTGTACTAACTTGGGACTTTAAATTATTTATAGCCGAGTCTCGTGTGTTACTATTTATTCCTGCGTATGTTTTATAATCACTTACTGTAACTAAATCTGCCATTCTTTATTCCCAAATACTTGTAAAAACCGGCGGGTTACCCCGCCAGTTTTAGTACTAACTTATGTTATTAGCTAGCTGCTGTCTTGATTAAAGCCATTGAAGCTTTACCTGCTGCTCCAGCCTCTTTAGCTATGAAGCCAAAGCGACGAGTCGCAACGATTGCTCTTTGTTGAGCAACTACATCAGTAGCCATTTCCACTGTTAAGCCTCTGTGATTACCAATTAGGTAATTAGAAGGGTTAACTAAGATACCCACTGCTGCAGATGCACCTGCCGCTTCAAAAGCGTCAGAAACAACTAGAGGGATACCATAAAGTTTACCAAGCTCACCAGTTAAAATTGTAGCCTTATCACCATACTTATCAACAGTAGTAACATCTGTATCAGTTACTAAGCTGTAGTACTGTCCTTGACTCACAAAGCAAACTAGGTCAGAAGGATTCATGCCCCATTGTCCCATGTTTGTACGAGCTGTGTGAAGCTCTGCTTTCACGAACAAGTCAGTTGTGCTACCAGTAGTTACAGTGTTACCACTATGACCACCTGCTAACTCTTCTAATTCAGTGAAAGGTGCTGCAACTCCAGTACCTAGAATTGAAGCGTCTGATGTGCGTGCCATTCTACGAACAATTGCATCACGAACTATACCTGCGATAGGTATAATTGAATCTTCCTCTTCCTCGTAACCTATGTACTCACGAGTCGCAAGCTTATGAGCGGTCAGTGTGACCTCTGTTAAACCATGCGCCATAGTAGTACCTGAAGAAGCGTCGTTAAATGCTGTACCAACTGCATCACCATCATTTAGTGAGCCAGAAGCTACCCAAGTAGCATCCATGCCAGTATCAGGATTGAACGGGAAGTTCATCACGCGTGCATTCATAGCGATTTGTTGGAATACAGGCTCAACAACTACACGGTTTTGCATAGCATTAAAAATGTTGCTATTCCAAGTAGTTTCCCAGTCTGTATCTGCCCAACGAGTTGCTTTCTCAATTAGTTTCTTACCGAAATCTAATTGGTCAACACTCTTGCCAGTAATTTTTGACGTAATGTACGCAGAGTTAAGTTCATCTGCTGTAGGCTCATTTGCGCCTGCTTCAGAGAACTGCATCTTTGAATTGGCTCTTGCAGCTAATTCATCTTTTGTAGATTTAAGTTCAGCCGACATTTCTTCTATTGCTTTCGCATAGTTGTCGTCATTCTCTTGAATCTTAGCTTCTAAAGCCTCAGCGACTTTATCAGCTTGGGTTTTACTAATTTTGAGACTTTCTACTTCAGCTTCGGCCTTAAGAGTTTGTTCCTTCTCAGCGACTTCTGCTTTATAAGCGTCTACAGCTTCTTGAGCTGTTTGCTTCATAGTCTCTTGTATTTCTTCTTGTGTCATATCAATGTCCTTAAGAATATTTTCCTGAGAAGCCTCCTTCTCAATTGTATTAACATCTACTTCTTCTTTCTCAACTTCATCCGCCACAACAGTAACTGTTTCAACTTTTGAAGGTGCAAAAGATTCTTTATAAGCTTTATAAGCTTCTTCTGAATCAAATGACTTTGCTAAAGAAAAGGTAGAATCTTGATTCGCAGGGACAGAAACTACACTTATTTCATACAAAGATAAATCTTTGATGAAAAAGGTATCTTCCTTCCTGTCGTAGTCTGCATCTTTAATGCTAAAGCCTACACTGAATGTTTTTAAAACACCATCTTTGATTAGGTTGTACACCTCACCTGCAGCTTTACTTATTTCAGCAACGATTTCCAAGCCTTTATCGGTCACAGAGTGCTCGATAGTGGTACCAACAGGACGTGAGTAGTCATGGAAAGCAAGAACGATTGGATTTTTTAAGTAATCATCCATTGCTCCCTTTTCCCAAGCCTCCTTAACGATTACATCGCCCGCTCGGTCTTTGGATACAGTATTCGCATAACCTTTAATCGTTAGTCTATCCTCATTTTCATGCGATTTACCAACAACATCAAATAATGAGTTAATTTGAAACTTTTTATTCATTGTTTTCTTCTTCATCCTCTTCGCCCTGAGGTCTTCCGCCCTCAGAAGGGTTGCCTGCACTTCCAGCAACATTAGCTGGAATGCGTATGTCGTCATGACCGTCTATCTTTTCTAATCTTAAGGCTTCCCTAGCTTCATTAGGAGTAATAACTCCACCATTAACTAAGGTGCTGTAATATTTTGCTTTTTCATCTAACTCTGGCTGTAAAGGCGAGAGGTCTTCTAGTACTGCGGCAAGGTCATAACCAAAATATCGTTCTAAACCACTGATTACTTTTCTAACTAGTGGTAAAACGGTTTCTTGATACATCAGTCTGTGATTAGGTCTAATATTTGCGTTATTTCCACCTTGTAATAATATTGATGGAATACCTAAAACTCGTAGGACGGTATCCTCTAAGTTCTTCACAGACTCTTCAAAATCTAACTTTTTAAAATCAACATCAGACATGTTATCTATCTCTAAGCCACCATCTAAAACTAGAGGTCTGCGACCACCACTTTTAGGATTATACCTCTGTGACCAAGAGTTAATTAACCTTTCTTTAACCTTAGTACTAAGAGTATTTGGACTCTTTAGTACAAGGCCTGGTACTGCTCCGTTCTTAAAGAAAGTACCTTGAAAATCCCTCATGTTGTACAGCAAGTTTATATTATCCCTTGCTGCTATCAGTCGAGATGTACCTCGATAGATAGATTTTGATGAGTTATCTTGGATATGAATAATTTCTTCAGGCTTATACTTAACGTCGCTGTATTCATATCCTTTAATAAATGTTTTCTTATCTGGATGTATTACTACATTACTTGCAGGTAAGTGGTATAAATGTACACCATCATAATACATAAAACAGTTACCATCTAATAGTAAATCTAAAAAGATTTGTCGCCTAAAAGAATCCGCATTTTGGAAAGGATTCGGCTGTCTATTTAGTAAAGTAGCTAACTTTTTATGTCTAATAGTTGCTATACCTGGGAATGCTTCTTTGTCGCCAACATCTACACCTATTTGCGATGCAGCATCGACTATCATGTTTACCCCACGGTTAACGCACTCTAGTTTTTCGAATGCCCTTTCAAAAGGTACTGAAAAGTGTTGGGCGCTATTTACGCCTTCTGCGTCAGCAATTCGAGGTTGTGCAGGGTTTAACTTGCGCAACCCTAATCTATCTAACATTCCCATATTCTTTGTCTCTTCTTTTATTAACCCAGCGTTTTTGCTTGGGGCCAGTAATTAAAGAAGGCTTCTTCCCGTATATCGAATGAAGTTTTAAGTGATGGGTATGACAGAGAGTAACTGTATCATCATAAATTTCTTTGTGATGTGATTCAATAAACTCATCTCTAATACTCATCATATCTTCGGCCGTCAATACAACGAGGTTCTTTTCCTTAATCCACTTGTTAAGAAGTTCTGTTACACTAAAGAAGTGATGAAAGTCCAAGTCCTCGACTCCCCCACAAATGTAACATTCTTCGTCTTTTATGTATGCACTCTTTGCGCGGTCTCTAATGTATTTTATTTTATCGCGTTTGAGTTCACTCATAAAGTATTTTTCTTACAAAATTTCCATATTTGGATAATTATATCAAACTTATAGCTAAAAGTCAAGAGGAATTTTTCGTTGGTGGTACGATTATTATGTTGTACCAATAAAATTCATCTAATAAAATGACCTTAAAAGGTTATTTCGGACGCTACAAATGTATATAGCGCGTATCTTAAAGCGTCTGCCATATGAGAAGCAATGTTATGTACAGGCTTCTCTGTAATTAAGTTCTCGTTAGGATTCCATTGGTACTGATCCAGTGACATGAGAGTGTCTTTACATCTCTGGTCAACTATCAGTCGGTCGTTATCTACAATAGTAGCAACTGCTGCAATCCCGTCTAGTACACTTTTTGTGGCATTAATAGTAGATATATCATACTCCTGAGCTAAGTCAAATCTCATTTGTTGAGCTGCAGAGTCGATATAGATAGCATCAATATCCCACTTATCTATTAAACCCTGTATTACTTGAGCATGTTGCTCAGTAGTTTTCTCCGCTTCCATATACTCTTCTAGTACATAGTATTTTTCTTCATCCCAATCGTACCCGATTACACAAAAAGCTGTAGGGTCACGATAACCTACGTCAAGTCCAGCAAAAATTTCAAATTTAGAAGTTTCTAACTCCTCCAAGTTAGCTACACATTCCTCGTAATTGAAATCCCAAACTTGCCCTTCGAAAGTATTAAAATCAGCTAAGTACTCCTGATTAAACTCAGCTTTAGACATACCTGCTCTAGCGTCATCAATATCTTTTTTACTAAATCTAGGATTTTCATGATATGAAGCTCTAATAGAAACCCAGTTATCATATTCATCACTGTACCCTCTCTGGTAGAATTCTGAGAACCAGTT